CTCCCAAGCGCAGTCCACTTCGAGCTTGAGGAGCGGATCGGATGAGACCGCACCAGCGACAGCCACACCAACCCACATGAATGTCATGCCTTCGTTGACACCGTAGTACGACGTGGCGGTGTTCCAGGCGAATGAACCACCTGCAGTGATGGAGCCAGGGTTGTCACCAACCCGTGTTGGCACCCAGAAATCCGTGACACCTTCCATGTCAGGATCGTTACTGGTGCCTGGTTTTACGTAGGGCTGGTTGGCAATGGCATCGAGATTGGCGGGTTCACATCCGGTCACATCGGAACTGGTGACGTAGCCTTTAGGCCAACGCATAAGATACCACCGTCCGTTGAGACCAGAGAGAACACCGGTTTGAAAGACGCGGTAGCGGATGCCAACACAACGGTAGGCGGTGAAATTGGCGACCATGTTGTCGTATTGTGCGTCTTTGACGTTGGTGTATGAAATAGTGGAGGAGCTGGCACTTCCAGCGAGCGTCGAACCGTAAGACACCAGAGCAAAAGCGTTTGGATGGATCGTGGCAGTTGCAATGGCGAGCGTGCCCGTGGTGGCGGCAGCAATCGCGGGAATGGTCACCTCGGTGTGGGATTTGACGATGGTGGTGAGTGAGCCATCAGAATCAGGGACGCCGTCTGTTGGGAGCCTTGGGTTGACGGCGACGGCCATCCACTCTTCGACGCGTTTTCTTGCGCGAGCGGCCGCTGCCCCCAGCCCATGGAAGGATTCCGGGTTGGATCTGGCTGTGGATTTCCGAGATGGGCGTTTCGGGCGGGAGGGGCGCTCGTTGACGGTCACTGTTGTAGTCGGCGAGCGTGTAACCTTTGTTACCTTTGGCTCTTTGCGCTCGGACTTCTTCGACGGCTGCTGCGTTTTCTTTGTGCCACTTTTGGGCTCGGAGCGGGGTTTCGATTTGCTCGGCGACATAGCTTGAAGTTCTAACTGCTGAGATGAGTGGGGCGGCTGCTTTTTGGGCGGCTGAGAGACGATTGTAAATACTGGCGATTCGGAGCGTGGAGAGAAAGAGCTCGGGAAACGCGACAAGCATAAGCAGGGGGGAGGGGGTCCTGCAATTTTACCTCGAGACGCTGGCCCGTCTAAAGGCGGACACCCGCTGGGGGACAGCCCAAAATGATGCTTTAATTCAAGTCGCACTCCACCATCCAGTCCACAACCCAATCCAAGTGTTGTGTACCGTTGTTCAAATTCGCCATGAGGTTGGTCAACTGGACTTCGTTGACCCCGTAAAAACAACACCAATCCCAAAGGTAACCGGTGTGCCGCATGAGTGCATGCGGTCGGTATTCGCTAGGCCCGCCCACAGCCTCACCGTCGCCACACAACGCCAAATTGGCTTCGCGCAACCGACTGAGCATGGGACACGCCGACCAATCCTTGTCGTGGCTCAGCATTTCGCCTCGCATTTTCTTGATGGGATCAACACCCTGCAACACAATGTTCCAGCCGCTCTTGGCGAATTGTCGCCCACACAAGGGCGTAAGAATGATGTCTAACAACTCACCATCGTACAGATAGGGCGTAGTGGCAGCAAACCTGCTACTGAGAAAACGCAGCGACTCAAGGGTGGTGCTCGAAACCTTGGGTATGAAACCGAATTCAGCAACACTGGCCGGGTCATAGTCCAAACTCGTTGCTATCGCCACGTCATCACCCTGGGCGATGATCATGTACAGCGGCTCTCCGGCTTCCCCCCCAGTGGCCACGAACAATTGGTGCGCTGGATAGTCGGGATGGCGTTGTGCGAGCTCCTCGAGCGGCCCCCAATGCATGACAAGAGACAATAGTGTGTTGAACGCTGTGGTACCGGGCCAACCAGTGACGACCCTACCAGTAGTCTTGTATTTGTGGCCGGCACGCGTGTAGCCACCATGACGGGTAAAGAGACTAACAATGAACTTGTGCAACACGTCCGTAATCCACTTGCCAGTGCGGAGCGCGCGTGCAAGGGCAAGGGCCACACGTAAACGAACTGTTGCGTCAAACGTGGTACAATCAATGTCGTAGTATTTAACCTGCCTGATCATGCGCGTCCGATTGGCCCAAAATGATATTGCCTCGGCGGAAGCACCAGGAGAGTAAAACACATGCGACCTGTGTGACAACAATTCACCCATTGTCTTGGAAAGGCTATGGAAAGTGGGGCCAAGACGTGCAACAGTTGTGGGCCGACAATTTTCTATGTTCCTTGGTTTCACGTCGTCACCCTTACCAATGAGTTTCTCGTGTTTGACGAAGCTCTCGTGGCGGAAGTCATCGACGTCAACACCACGTTCCCTGTTTGTGATTCGGGCAAGGTTGAGGATGCGTTGCATGGTCGATGTGAACCGTGATACCCAAGTTTCCCAACGCGTCGGGCGGAATGTGGGTGGCGCAACTGGTACCATCTGACAATAGCGTGTGAATTTCAAGACAGCCTCGTCGGTGATGGCATCAAATTGTTTCAGGAGACGCTCGGTGATGGCAACGGCCTGGTTGTGAGGCCCCAGGTCAGGAACAAGCGGGCGGCTACGTGGCCACACGTGACCAACAGCGTCCATTGCACGCATGGGAGGTTTCTGGCGATTGTCGGCGTTGTACAAAAACTCGGGATTCGGTTCAATAGCACGACTAGAAATGGTACGTAGTTGAAGCCCGAAAAAATAACTCACAGGAATCAACAAGTTTTCA